GTTAGATTCCCACAAATATTAAAAATTGATGCATTAACAGGGTTTGAATTTGTTGGTGTTACCTCTTTGGGAAGGGGATATAATACAGCACCAAGTTTAGTGGTTGTTGATAATAGAACAAAGAAAGAATTGACAGATGTTGATTTAAGATATCATCTTGATACTTCAGGAGCACATGTTGAGATTCTAAAGAATACGAATAGTTTGTATCAGACTACTCCTACAATTTTACCTATAGGTAATCCTAATGGTATTAAGGTTAAGGATATTAGTTATAATTCAGGAACTCAAGTAGTAACTGCTACATTAAAGAATCCAGTCAGTAGAGTTGAAGATTTTGTATTAGAAGTTGGTGATAGACTTATGGTTGAAAACGTCAGTGTTGGCGTTGGTTCAACTGGATTTGGTTATAATTCTGAAAATTATGATTATAATTTATTCACTATAACTGGTGTTACTACCAATTTGGGAGCATATCCAACATTCACTTACAGTTTGGCAGATTTCCTTAATAAGGATGCCAATGAATTACCTGGAAGGTTCCAAAGTGTTAGTTCTGGTGCAATAGTAACTCCAGAGAAATATTTCCCACAATTTAATTCTATTTTAGCAAGTAATGTATTCAATCCTGAAGAGGGTGTAACTAATGGAACTGCAGTCGGTGATGTATTTAAGTGGGATGTAGAAACTGGAGAATTGGTAATAGAGAGTAATAGAGAATTTGAAGTAGGTAGTGTTATAGAATCTTTAGAGACAGGTTCGAAGGGACAAATTATTAGTAAGTTATCTTCAGATTCGATATATGATTTAGATTATTATTCTATAGTTGATAATGGATGGGAGTATACAACAGGATTCTTAAATGATGATTTGCAAAGAATTCATGATAACGAATACTATCAGAATTTCTCATATGCTATTAAATCTAGAGTTACTTATGATGATTGGAAAGATGTTGTAGGTTCATTAAATCATACTGCAGGATTTAGAAAGTTTAGTGATTTGCAATTGGAATCGATACAGGAGGATAAGAATAGTTTATTACCAGAAGTTTCTTCTGAAACTGAAGTTGTTATAGATTGGCATGGTTTTGAGAGTTTACATTCTGTAGAAACATTTGATTTAGCTACGGAAAACTACCTTGTTGGTGATAAGGTCTTCTCTGATGAAATTAATTTTGAAAATCGTATTCTGACAGACTATGCACAATCTGTTGGAAATAGAGTTTTGAATATAGATGATATTAGTAGTGATTTTGATGATAATGCAAGAACATCACGATATGCTGATGTCTTTAGACAATCTACTAAAGATGGTAGATCGCAGAAGATAATTGCTTATGTAAGAGATAGGTTATATGGTGGAGAAAGACAGTTAATGGTGATTAATGCCTTACATGACATTGATCGTGGTTTCTCGATGATCAACCAGTATGGTGATGTTAGTACTGTTGAGGATCTTGGAAGTTATGATTATGTTTACGAAGGTGGTGAAACTATTTTAAGATACTTCCCAACCAAGTATGAAGTAAACAACTACAATATAAGAACATTCTCATACAACCTTGATAAGAATGTACTTGGAATTGAGACCTCTGTTGCTTCTATAGGAAGTACAACAATCGGTATATCGACTGATTACACTGGATCTTTGGTTAGTATTGCAAGTACTAACGTTGAAATAGCAGGTGGTGCAGCAGATGAGATTTATAGATTTGTTGGAGTTGGAACTAATATATCAGGAACTAGATCTGCAAAAATATTAGTTACTGCTGAAACTGATACTGGAAAGGTTGAATATGATGAAGTAAGTTTGATATGTGATGGAACTAATGTTACATGGCAGGAATTTGGACAATTAACTATTCATAGTTACCTAGATCCATATTCATCAGCAGGTAATATTGGAACATTCTACTCTTATATGAACGGTGAAGATATTGTTCTTAAGTATACACCCGATGCTGGATTCACAACAACAAGAATTAATGCAATTGCGGTAGCATTCTCTACTGAAGGATATAAGAACGAATCGCAAAGTGATTATGAATTCCAGTATGGATCTATGCAAGCGCAGAGTAAGTTCATGGAGGCTGCTGCTGATCCTGATGCTGTAGGTATTGCAAGTTATGCTGATGACTATGATGCTGCATACTTCATAGTTCAAGCAAGTGATATGGCAACTAACTCACATTGCTTAACAGAGGGTATTATTGTTGACGACTATGCAGAGAATGGAAATGATACAGTTTATATGACTGAATATGGTGAGATTCATGTTGGTGCTGCTTTCACCGATTTAGGTACTATTAGTGGAAGAAGAGGATCGGGAGATAGAACAGAGATTACTTATAGACCTGCTTCTGGTAGAGATATTGATGTTAAGATCTTTATGAATACATTGAGGGTTGATGAGAATACTAACGTATCTCCTACTGGTAGAGAAGTTGGTGGGGATATATTAAAGGAATTTAATAATGCAACAATTGAAACAAACGGTGCAATATATGAGGGAACTGAAAATACAGTTAAGAAGCAATTTAATCTTACATATAAGAATGATGATATCTTTAGAAGGAATTTTGACGGATCAAGTGGGGTTACTGTTAATGTAAGTAATAACACTCTTGAAGTACCAAATCACTTCTTTGTAACTGGTGAAGAAATTAAGTATAGTGTTAAAACTGGATTTACTACAGATGCTATTAGTATTGCAAATACTAGTTTTGCTGGTATTGGATCAACTACACTTATGCCAAGTTCGGTCTTTGTCATTAAGCAAAGTGAGAACATAATCAAACTTGCAAGAAATGCTGAAGATGCATTGTCATCACAACCAGTTGAATTAGACATTACTTCTGTTGGTATTGGAACATCACACTCATTCACTTCAACAAATCAAAACCAAAAGGTTATGATGTTGATTGATAATATGATTCAGTCTCCAATTGCTGGAACATCTGTTACTACAACTTTAGCAGACGCTGCAGCATTATCGCAGGATGTTATTAAATTTACTGGAATATCATCATTTGCAGGAGCAGATTATATTCAAGTTGGTAGTGGTAATACGATAGAATGTATGAAGATACTTTCTGTTGGTATTGGATCAACAAACCAGATTAAGGTTAGACGTGGATGGTTAGGAACTCCTGAAGCTGGATTTGGTACTGGAGCATTGGTTCAAAAGATTAGAGGTCATTATAATATTGTCGAGAATGATGTTCATTTTATTGAACCACCTCATGGTGGCAGACCTATTGGTTCTACAACAAATCCACCTGATGAACGAGACTATCAGGGTATTACTACATCATCTAGTTTCCAAGGTAGAGTGTTTATGCGCTCTGGCGTATCAAATAGTAGTGAAGAAACATATACGAAGAATTACCTATATGATGATATTTCCCAGAAATTTACTGGATATGACAAGGAATTCCCATTAACTGTAGATAAAGCAAATGTTACTGGAGTTTCTACTAATAATGCAATCATTATTATAAATGGAGTATTCCAAGGACCAGGTGCAAATAACAACTACACAATGTCTGAAGTTGGAAGTGGTACTTCACTTGCATTTACTGGTAGTGCAAGTTCTGTTGGATTTGACCCAAATAATGCAAATATTCCTGTCGGTGGTATTATCGTTTCTGTTAGTTCAACTGATGGATTTGGATATCAACCTTTAGTCTCTGCTGGTGGTACAGTAACTGTTTCTGCTGCGGGTACGATTAGTAACATTACGATTGGAAATACTGGTTCTGGATATAGAGTTGGTCTTCAAACTGTCAACGTTGCAATTCAAACATCAAGTAATTTAGATGCTCAAAGTTTCCTTGATAGGTCTTCCTTTATTGGAATAGGTACAGCACAGATTAGTGATGGTAATATAACTGGAATTGCAATTACTAATACTGGAATACTTTATACTCCAAGAGATATTTCTAATGCTGGATATAGTTCAATAACTGGTATTACTACAATCACAACAACAAAACCACATGGATTAGTTGTTGGTGATGACATTAAGATTACTGGATTAGCAATGACCTGTGATTATGCAGGTTCGATGTCAATATCGACTGCATCTTTCCATGCAGCAAGCGGTATCATGACCGTGACTGTTGGACTCAATACTGTAGGAGTTACAACATTCTCTTATGATAATGTATTGGGTGTAGGTACAATCACAGTAGCATCACCTCATAAGGTTGCTCATGCTACTGGTGTTGGTAGAAGTTTCACTCTTGCTGGATTAAATGTTGGACTTGCTCGTTCTGGAGTTTCTTATGGTTCAGTTACTTGGCCAAATTCAGACACTGCAACAGGAGATACATTTACCATATTAAGCGTTCCTAGTCCTACAGAACTAGCATTTACTGCAGGTATTAGTACATTAACTCATACTTATAGTTCTGGTGGTCATTTAGGATTTGGTCATAAGATGAAGGTAGGTGATACTACAATCTTAACTGGATTAGGATTTACTGGTCATTCTGGTCTTACTACTGATTACTATCCTCACGGAAAAGATGCTGCATATGATACTTCTGTTGAAATTACAAATGATGGTACAGCACATACAGTAACAAGTGCATCATATAACCCCACCACTGGTGTATTAACTCTTACGGTTCCTTCCCATGGATTCTCAAATGGAGACAAGATTAGACTTGTTGATAAGTCATTAACATTCACTTGTGCAAAGAACGATCATAAGACTCAACATGAATATCCTAGAGCAACAGATCCTGTTAGTGGCGAATGGTTAACAATTTCAAATAAGACAACCAATACTTTTAGAGTTAATGTATTAACAAATGCACCTTCATCTAATACTAGTACACATACCTTTATATCTGCAAAAGCGGATGGATTAATACATCAGGGTGCAACTATTACTGTTAATGTTGGTTCTGCTGGTGACAATGATCAATATACACACACATTCGTTAGTGCAGCAACTAGTGCTATAGTTTCTGGTGGTAACTACACACATAACTTTGCTTATGCTACCAAGGGTGGTGTAAGATCTGGTGGAAATTATCTTCATACATTTGCAAGTGCAGTTGCTGGTGGTGTTACTGCAGCAGGAGTTGGTACAATGACTCCTACAGATGCGACATATGATCCAGTAACAGGTGATTTAACTCTTACAATTGATGAACATGGATTAAACACAGGTAATACTGTTGGTATTGCTACAAGTGCAATAACATTCACTTGTTATATGGATCAGCATAATACTGACCATGCATATCCTCGTGCAAATGATCCTATTGCTGATGATTCGAGTATTGCAATTACTGGATTTACAACCAACACCTTTACTATAAATGTTGGAACGACTCCTATTGTAACTCATAATGTCACAAATGCCGTATATACACCTACAACTGGAGTACTTGTATTAACTCTTGATGATACGCATGGTTTAATAACAGGAAAGAGTGTAAGACTTGTAGATGAGTCTCTATTCTTTACTTGTGATATGGATGGAAATGGTAGTTATCATGCATATCCAAGGTCAACTGATCCTATATCATATAATGCAGTTTCAATTGCAGCAACAACAACTACTACAATTACTCTTAATGTTGGTGTAACAACAACTGTATACTACAATGTTGCTGTTGGTTCGGGAAGTTCTGCTACATCATATAACACATCAACTGGTGATTTGGTACTTAACGTTGGTATGGGCCATAGTTTAAGGTCTGGAAGAAATATTAAGATTGCTACAGATTCATTAACTTTCAATTGCACCAAGGATAGTAATTCTACAAACCATACCTATCCAAGGAAACCAACTGACAATTATCGTGGTATGGAAGTTGTTGGAATTGGTACAACAGTTACAGAACTTTCAATAAGTGCTGGAATAGCAACACTTGCAAAATACTATCAAGGTGGTGGAGTAATTCAGGAAGCATTACTTGTACCTAGAGGTACTGATACTGCTGCAAATGGTTCAACTGTTCTTACTGTAATTGATACGAAGTCCTTTACGATTAATAGTGGTAAGTCCGAATATAATCATCTATATGCACGAAGTGGAACTGTTAATAGAAAGATGGACGTTGTAATTGATGATCCTCTATCTTACACAGATATTCCTCTTACTTATAGTTCAACTTCTCCTGGTACTGGTGGATTACAAGCAACTGCAAATGTAGTTGTTAGTATGGGTTCTACAATCATTGACTTTGAAATTAAGAATACTGGATATGGATATAACGTTGGACATATCCTAACATTACCACTAACTGGTACAACGGGTATTCCAACAACATCAAGTGCTAACTTCAATGAATTTAAGTTAACAATTCAAGATGCTGATTATGATGTATTCACTGGATGGTCAGTGGGACAACTTCAAGTTCTTGATAATTTCTCCTCATTATTTGATGGAGTTAGAAAGACCTTCCCAATTACTCTTGATGGCACTATATTATCAATTCAAGCAAAGAGAGGTTCTCTAATAAGTATTCAAGATACTATTCTTGTCTTTATTAACGACATCTTACAAGTTCCTGGAAAGGGATATGAATTTAATGGAGGAAGTCAGATAACCTTTACTGAAGCACCTAAAGGTTCTTCAAATGATGGAATGTATGATGGTGATACTATGAAGTTCCTATTCTATAAAGGAACTGGTGGTGGTGACGTTGTTGATGTTGATGTTATAGAAACTATTAAGAAGGGTGACGATTTACGTTTAGAATATGATTCAAGAGTAAATGGTGGTCTATATGGGTTACAAGAAGATACAAGAACAGTTACTCAAGTTACTTCCACAAATTCTGTTGATTCCAATATTTACTTTGGACCAGGATTAACTGAAGATGGTAGTTTAACTAGATCTGTCACTTGGACTAGACAACTTGAAGATAGGTATGTTGATGGTAAGATTGTTGGAAAGGATCGTGAATTATATGATGCTAATATTTTCCCATATGCACATCTAATACAACCTGTAGGTGTTGGAACTACTATTGCTTATGTTGATAATTTGAGACCAATGTTTGATCCTCAAACTGAAAGTCAAGTAAGTACCAATTTCCAGAAGAGTGTTACTATTGTATCGCAAACAGATAAACTTGGTGCTGCAGCAACTTCATATATTGGTACGGGATCTACGGTTATATCAGTCGCAATATCAACTGGTGGTAGAGGATACACATCTGCTCCTCAAGTAACAATTCAGAATCCTGTTGGATTAGGAACAACTGCTAGAGCAGAAGCAACATCAACAATTACTGACGGTGCTGTTACTTCAATTACTATCACTAATGATGGTGGTGTTGGATATTCACAATCTACTCATCCTTATGTTTTAATTAGTCCACCTACATATACTAGGGAAAATAATAGCGTTGATTCCTATAATGGAGATTCTGGAACAATTGTTGGATTTGGTACAACCAGTACTAGTGCTGGTCCTGAATTAATATTTGACTTATTTATTCCAGAGGATTCTAATTTAAGAGATGCTGCACTTACTGGAACAGCAGTAACACAGTGTGGAATAACTACAGCAGATTACTTTGTTGTTCATAATTCTAATGTCGGTGTTGCTGATACTGGTGCTGGTATTGGTGTTACACCATTTACATCAAAATCAATAGATGACCGTGTAATTGGATTCTCTACCCAATTTGTTGATTCCATTTTCCAAGTTGGTAGTGCTGATATTATTGAACGACATGTATTGGGAATTGGTGTAACATCTGTTACCAGAATTCATACATCAGTTCTAACAGGTATTGGTACTGAAAACTGGGATTCTGCTGGAATTACGATGGATTCCACATCATTAACATTAGATAATGAAGCAAGTGGTAACGTCTACGCAGGTACAATTTCTACGACTACTAACGGTCAAGCTTACTTTGGTGATTATAGTTGGGGTAAGATTGTATTAGGACCAAGAATTGCTGCTAATTCCTACACTTATTATGGAGAACAAGGGTTTGCTGGCATATCTACTGGTGATATGATATTCAGAAGACCTAAATTGAGGACAGTTGGTTATTCTACTTAATGATAAATACTTCTACTAAAACTATTCGATAATGGCAAAGCAAGGAATAGGTACTGGATCGGCCGCTAATGACGGGACGGGTGATAGCCTGAGATCTGCTGCTGGTAAAATAAATGCAAACTTTAATGAGATCTACGCTCTGTTAAGAGGTGGTGGAAATAGTGGTAGTACTTTACTTGCTGGAATTGTTACTTCGATTGTTGCTGGAGATAATGTTACTCTTACGGGTGGACCAACTGGGATTGTTACTATAAATTCTGCTGCAGGTGGTGGAGTTGGATATTTTCAACAGAATACAACAGGTATTAATACAACAGGAACATTAAGTAATATTGGTATAGGAACTACAACTGCTTCATCAAAACTAACTGTTGATGGAACAGTTAAGATAACTGGAATAACGACAATAGATTCAAGTCTTCAGCAAACAGGTAGTGCTACATTTAGTAATGATGTAACATTTACTGGTGACAGTGCTAATGTTTTTTGGGATAAGAGCCAGAATCAACTAGAATTTGCAGACAATGCGAAAGCTATTTTCGGGACGGGAACTGACCTTCAAATATATCATAATGGCCAGGATAGCTACATCCAAGATTCTGGAACAGGTGACATAATCATCTATGGTTCTGGTGAGACTCTTGCTAGATTTAAAGATGATGGTGGTGTAACTCTCTTCCATAATGATATACCTCAATTTGATACGGTAGGAACAGGTGTAAGTGTTATAAACCAGATAAGTGTGGGTGCAACTGCTACTTTCACTGGTGTCGCAACTTTCCTTGGAAGTGCTACTGTTGGATTTGGTACTACTGCAACCTTTAAGGATTATGCAAAACTAACCTTCGGAGAGAGTGCGGATTTAGAAATTCATCATGATGGAAGCCACAGTTACATTAAGGATACAAAGTCTTCGGGAAGTTTATATCTACAAAGTTCTAACTTACTCATCAATAACCAGGCAAATAATGCCACGATGATTAAGGCAGAAGCAGGAAGTAATGTTGAGTTATACTATGCTGGTACAAAGACTTTTGAGACGACTACTTTAGGAGTTAAGGTTAGTACTGGTTCTACTATTCAAACTAATGGTGCTGCTTCATTTGCTGGTATTGTTACGGCAAATGGTGGATTAAGAGTTGGTACTGCAGTTACTATTGGTCTTAATAATGGTAATGCTGGATTTACTGGTATTGTTACTGCAAATAAATTTATTGGTGATGGTTCTGGATTGACTGGTGTAACTGGTTCTGGTTCTGGTGTTGTTATTAAGAATAGTGGTTCAACTGTAGGTACTGCAGGAACCATTAACTTTGGAGATAACTTAAGTGTTACTCCAATTCACCTTGGTATCGTAACTGTTACTGCATCTGGTGGTAACAATGTTGCTGGTATTGATACAACCGCAGGTTCTACATTTACCAACTTAAAGGCAACTGGTATCACAACACTAACTGGTGCTTTAGATGCTAACGGTGGTGCTACCATAGACAACATTCAAATTGGTGTCACTGGTAACAATGAACTTGATACTGCTTCAGGAAATCTAACAATAGATTCTGCGGGTGGTCAAGTTGTTATTGATGATTATTTGAGAGTTTCTGGTGTTACTACCTTAAGTAGTAATGTCAATATCAGTGGTGTAACAACTTCTGCTACTTTCTCTGCTACAGGTACCAATTCTGGATTGATGACATCCAGATATGAA